ATTACCACCGGGTCCATTATTAGCCAGTATGGCAGAGAGGCTGAATGCGCGTGACTGTAGATCACGTCCTTCAATAGGTTAACATCGGTGGTTCAAATCCATCTGCTGGCATAAGGATTATTTATGGCAACAAATAAGAAACAAATAAAGAGAGAAATCAACGAAGCACAAGAACCATTAAGAGATACAGCTAAAGATATTCCTTTGCTCTTAGCCTGTATTCTTAAGGAACTTGAAGAGAATAATAAATATCTTAAATTATTGTCTAAGCTATCGGCTATAGATCATGGGATAGAATAATGAAACTTAGTGAATGGTGCGAACAGAATTTCAAGCATGTTACGTTTGAAGAATATATTGGTAATTTGAAAGTTCCAAAGATTAATGTGGAACTTACTTATGGCCTATTATCTACAGAGAATAAAGAAGAGTTTCAGAAGCTTGTATTCCATCTAGCACCATTAGGAACAATAATTGATAGTATTTCAGATGATTTCTATGAAGGAAAGATTCTGTTATTACGTAATATGTTGACTAGAATGTTAATGGAAGAACCAAATCATAAATTAGCTGATAGATTCCTTAATATACTAGAGCGTAGAGATAAGGCACATTGGAGCAAAGATAAGAAGATAACTGAAATAAAGGCCGAGTCTGTTCCTGATAATAACAATAGTCCGTTCAATATTACGTTTACGGTCAAGGAATAATGGATTTACAATTATCTAAATGGCAGAAACAATTCATAGAGAGGTTCGATGATCCTCTCGTTATTGCATGTACGGCTATTTCCGCAGGAAAGACACGTATATTAGCAACATGGCTAGTATTGCAATGTTTACAGAAACCGGGAATTAGAGGTATCTGTATCGCACAGAACTATCCTGCATTGACGAAGGTTCTTATACGTGAAATCATTGGATTTGCATCCCAGATTGGTATAACCGTTCATTGGAACTCTTCAGCAAAGGAAATAAGATTCCCTAACGAATCGTTATTATTCTGTTATTCTTCTGAGAATCCTACATCTATCCTTGGTTTGTCAGAAATCGCGTTATTAGCCATAGACGAAGCTGCATACTGCTGCGAAGAAATTTATAACTACGCTAAGGACCGTATGAGAGGTTCCAAATATCCGTCAATGACCAGACTGATTTCTTCTCCGTCTACATTAGATAAAGTCCAGAACTGGTTCAGTAAGATAGTTAAGGAACATGAAGATAGCGTTATACATGCTACATATAGGGATAATCCGTTTACTTCTGAAGAATTCAAGAAGGAACTTGAAGAACGTTACGGTATTGGTTCTAATCTATTCAGACAACAATGTTTAGGCGAAATATTCGATACCGACGTAGCTTCACAGATTATATTCAGACATGAATTTCCAGCTGAGAAGAGAGATAACGGTAAAGAACATTGGTTCGGTATGGATGCAAGTGGCGTTGGAGCTGACTCTGATATGTATGTAATTGTTGATAAATATGGTATGGTTGACTATATAGAGAAAGTTGAAGCTAGCACGCAGCAGAAAGCCGGTATAGTATCAATGCTATATGACAAATATAAAGTCAAATATGGCAATATAGACATGACTGGTGGTTATGGACAAGGAGTATATGACCTATCCAGAGATAAGAATTTAGCTATTTCAGGTATCAATTTCGCTCAGAAAGCAATAGATTTAGATAAATATCCTAATGCTAGAACTGAAATTTATTTAGAATTAGCTAAAGCAATTAAACAGGGCTTCTGGGTTAACGATATAGTTAAAGAAGAAATGCTGGCACAGGCTTTATTTATTAACAATAGAGGACAAGGCCAACTAGTACCTAAAGATGATGTTAAGAAGATATTAGGCCATTCACCAGACTTATGTGACGCTGTTGCATTAGCCGTTTATGCTATGAATCATGGCGAACAGATGCCTGAATATTCAGCTAAGAAAGCAACAGATATTGCAAATAAGTATTTAGCATATTTCAATAGGTATAATTGATGATTGATTGTTCTAAATGTAAACATCATAGCTGTTGTAAACACGTAATTCCTGAGTTAGCAAGAGATAATTCCACAATTTGCCGGTTCTTCGACGAGGAGACCGGCCTTTGTACTATATATGCCAACCGGCCGTGGATTTGTAATACTGATTACATGTATGAGCATTATTATAAAGATAGAATGACTAGAGAAGAGTATGACAGAAGAAATTCAGAAGCATGCAAGCTATTAAATTCTAATTATTAGATAAAGTTTAATAATAAGGAGATATTTATGGCTTCTGTCAGAGAAATTATTAAAGAGGCTACAGTTCGTATTAATCTTGTTCCTAGAAAGCAAGCTATTCCAGGTGATATTCTTGAAACTGCCTATAAGCTGCTTAAAGGTATTGTAGCCAAATACAATAGTGACAATCTGCTTAATTTCACACAGAATTCTATAATCGTTAAGAATTCTGAATTTACTCATATATATGATGAGACAGACTTTATGAAGGGAAAGAATAATCTTTATTTCCCGACTGTTGAAGCATTAAATGCTTATATTCCGTCTGAAACAGAATTTAACGATAATACATGGGCTATGGTAGAAGGTGTTGAAGATACAGTTTATGTAGTATTTAATCCAGCTTTGAATGTATACGCCTGGAGAGCTCAGACTATTCTGGATTATCTGCAACCTAGAATTCAGGAAATGAAGAAATATATGGCCATGAATCATGTATGTGTTAGAGACGTGGCTAAGATTAATTCTGTTTATGTTGTTACCGACGTTGGACAGCCTTATAAGATGTATTACGAGCTTAAATTTATGCCGGCTGCAGAATTTGACAATTATATGAATGATGCCAATGTATTTACTGTAATTGAGAAATCTGAAGGTGAATGGGTAATGCAGGTTAAGCCGTGGACATATAGACTTAATGACAGGAGACTGAAGATTAACTATAACGAAGCAATCGACTTCGATCTTGAATCAGATCTCTATATTCCAGATAACTACGTTGAATTACTTATTGTTGCATTGGCACATAAGCTGGCTTTACAATATCCTAGACTTGATGACGCTCAAATGAATAGACTTGAGAATGAGGTTAGGGTATTAGTTGACAATGTTAGAACGCCTAAATCTATTACTAGAATTGTCTTAAGAGACAAATATGAATATTGGCCGGGTTATAGAACAATGACACAGGCTGAATTAATGGCAGGTTATACCGTATAAGGAGATTACATGGCCAATAATGTTAAATTAATTGAGAATATTGCAGGAAGCATCACACGTTCTAATCTAGCTAAGGTAGGCCTTGGAGAGTCGACGAATATGTATGTGGAAACTCAGAATCCGTCTGAGCATTCTTGTAGTATTCTAATGAGAACAATTCAGGGTCAGGTAAAGGCAGCTAATATCGGCGGTAAATGTCGTGGTATGTATCGTGTATCAAGAGGCTATGATAACCGTCCTGTATTGTATGCAGTTTATGGTAATAAGCTTTATTTAATAAATGAAGATAATACATACAATTACATAGCTACTATTAGTTCAAACGGAACTGAATGTCATATGACTGAAACTGGTGGCTATGGTTCTGCACATCCACATCTTATTATTACTGATGGTTATAGCGTATATGCAGTAAACAGTGGCCTTTCTATCGGCGATCAGCAGATAGACTTCAGAAGAATTAGATTACCGTTACGGGTAAATTCTAAAGATACATATATTAAGCCAACTCATTGCGCATATCTTTATGGTTATCTGATTGTCAATGATGCTGGAACGGATGCATTCTATACATCTTATCAATATCCGTTTGAAATTGAGAATTCTGAAGATGCTGAATTCTATGATGAAAGATCTGAATTTATTGTATGGTGGAATACATTAGATAAAGATACGCAGCAGCAATATATGGCTGGTGAAATCCAAGATGTTTATTACGATAAATATAAAGATTTCATTACTGGTACAGCTGACGATACACCAGAGAAATATGATATATTCAGAGTTAATACTGTTCAGTATGCAAATTATGGCTTCGTGACATATAGCGAATGGTCAAGCGATAACACAATCGGCTTAATTTCTAATGGCTCTAAACTTTACACATTTGGTGAACGTAGCTGGCAGGTATTCTCTTACAATGATGACGTAAACAATCCATTCAGTTCTCCTGACAATGCTGCAGGTAACATCGGTATTAAAGCACCTAATAGTTTAGCTATGTTAGGTAATACTGTATTATGGCTTGGTTCTTCAGATATCGGCGATAATGGTGTATTCATGATTACCGATACTGCTATTAAGAGAATTTCTACACAGGATATCGAAAGAGAACTGGTTAAGATGGTTAATCCAGAGAACGCTTATTCTTCTATCTGGCAGGAACATCAGCATGTATTCTATTCTATCACGTTTGAAGATTCTAAGAAGACTTATGTATATGACGTAAATGAAGATGCATGGCATTATAGAGCTTCATATGATCCGTTTAATAGGTTAACATTCTGGCGTTATAATCATGCTACATTTGCTTATGGAAAGATTTATTTAGGAACTGATAATGCTTTAGTATATAATGACGAGAACAAATATACAGAACATGACGAAAGACCAATCCTTAAGGTTAGGAGAGGTGGTGTATTAACTTCTAATGATTGTCCGTTCTATATAGATTCTGCTGAACTTATCATCAACAATGGCCAGCACAGCTTTAATGATCAGTATGGTAATCTTGAACTTAATCCTAGATTGTCTATTAGATATAGCTGGGATGGTTCTACATGGTCTGATTATGAAGACTACTGGATGGGCAAGATTGGTCAGTATGACTATTCTACTACCATATATCAGTTAGGTATGGGTAAATATTTCACATTAGAAATATCTTCTACTGAACCAGTTCCAATGGCTATAGAGAATCTGAAGATTTCGTTTAGTCCATGTTCTAACTTTATTTAAGGAGAAATATGAATAAGGTAGAGCTTAAAGTTATAAGATTTGACGAAAGTAATAAGAATATCGAAGCTTTGAAAGGACAATATGGCCAGTTAAGTGACGGTAAAGGTGTATTCACGTTACTAAAGAACGTTCTATTAGTTAACCTTCTTCCAGGAGCTAAATATAACGAAATACAGCTTCCTACCGTTTACGATGGCTTTATTCAGCTTTCTAATGGTGGTAGAATTCAGATAAAGAACAGTATATTAACATGCGAATTACCAGCTGGAGTATCAGGATTTGGCCAGTTAGTATTAAAGAAATGGAATTAATAACTAATTATTAGGAAAGAAATTAAGGAGATAACGATATGGTACCTTTAATTGTGGCCGGCGCTATAGCTGGCGCAGCTAGCCAACTCGGTGGGGCTGCAATCCAAGGATATTATTCAAATGAGGCTTCCAAGAGAGAAGCAAATGCTCGAAAGGATGCTGCAAATCAGTTACGTCAGCAAGGCGCAATTACTGATGCACAGTATAATCAGTTAATTAACCAGATTAATCAATATTATAATACACGTGGTTCTTTAGGAACTCAGCAAGATGTAAACGCCTATAAACAGGCTATTGCTGGTTATAATCCTGAAGATTATGCTGCAGATGTAGGTGAATTTAACTACGGAAAGACAGTCGAAGATTTCACTAATCCATATTATGCACAGATTATTGGCCAGACACGTGACGCTTTACAGCATAGCGCAGCTGGTGCAGGCCTAGGTCGTGGAACTGGTGCAGCTTTGGGTATTGCTCAAGGAGTAGCTTCTAAGTCTGACGAACTTTATAATACTGCATTGAATCAGTATAACCAGGATAGACAATTCGAATATCAGAAATATGCAGATGCAATTAGGAATAATCAGAATAGACTCAATGCTCTCAATACTGCACAACAGTATAAGATTGGACTACAAGGTAATTTAGCTTCTGATTATTACAATACTCAAGATGCACGTATGAGCGACGTAATGCAGGCACAACAAGATAGACTTAATGCTCAGACAGGATATGCCTCAGCTATTGCAGGTCTTTACTAATAGGAGTTAAACATGGCAATTTATCAAAGAGACAACATTAATTACGGCGGAATGCTTGGCAACGCCATGGCTAATCGTGCAAATTATTTGCAGCGTAGATATGACCGTGTTGCTCAGATGGGTCAGAATTGGGGTAATGCAGTTCAACAGAGTGGCAAGACTATCCAGGACGCTTTATATAAGATTGCTGGTAATTATTATGAACAGGATAAGTTAGCTGCTCAGCAACAGTTCCAGCATGACGAAGCTTTAAAGAGAGCTGAAGAACAGTTAGCTAGACAGCGCGAACAGGAAGCATGGCAGGCTAAACAGAATGAATTAAATCGTCAGAATACGTATGATATTGCATTAATGAATAAGGGCGTAGCTAATCAAGAGCGTCAGGCACAGAATGTAATGAATTATAATAATGCTGCATCTGTTTATAATGAGTTAGAAACTCTATTCAATAATACTGATCCTAATTCACCAGAAGGAATTATGAATAGGGCTAAGCTACAAAGTCAGATGGAACAACAACGTAATAAGATGAATTATTACGGTGCTAAGATTCCTCCACAATTAAGGCAACAGACACAGCAGACACCCGTTATTACAGGTGAAGACGCTGAGAAGGCACTCACTATGTTTGATACAGGTGAACCTAAGAAAGCATATGAAGTCAAACAAGGTAATGATACCTTTGAAGCAGTAATGAATGGTCCTTGGACAAACGCAAATAAGGCTAAGGCTGTTGAATTAGCAGGTAATGATGAAGTTAAATTACAAATTATCGCAAATAAAGGTCTTACCAAGGAAGAAGCTAATGCTAAATCTGCAGCCGAAGTTAAGAAACTTGATGCTGAATTTCAGAAGATGGACAGTTTAGACCAGGATATTTGGCTAGATAATCATCCTGATTTCTATATTCTAAACGGTCACTTAGCAAGAAAGAAGAAATAAGAGGTAATAAATGGCCAGCAAGATTAAGGAAACATTACTTAAAGAATTACGCCAACAGGCAAATAGATATGAGACTGGCAGTGTTAAGCGTAGTCTTATTAATGGTCTTTATACCAAGATTAAGAGCTATGATAATGACAAGGATATAGTAAATACCGTATGGGCAAACAAAGATTTGCCTTTACGTATGTTTACTACTCCTGAACTTGATAAGATGCCAAGTTTCAATTCTTTGCTTATTGGTGAACCTTATAAGGATAAAGTCGATAAAGATAAATATTTCGGTAAAGATTGGTACAAGAATATTTCAGAAATACCTTATAATAAGATAGCTTTAGTTGCGGCAAAGGAAGGTCGTAGTACTGAAACTTTGATTAAAGAAATGACTGATGAAGCGATTCAAAGAAATCGTTACGATATTGCTCACGAGGGTGTACTTGGAACAGTAATGCCATTTGTAGCAAAGAGGACACAGGAAGCGATTGAACGTGGTGAAGAACCTTCTGGAATTGACTATACATTAGATTTCTTACAAACAGGGCTTGAAGCTACTCCTTATGGTCGTGCAGCAAGAGCAATTAATAATCCTGCAACTAGATTCTTAGTTGGTAGGGTTCTTTCTAATACAACTGCACCTCTTCTGACGGAAGCAGCTGATGCTATAGCATATGATAGTACAAATACACGTGGAAATTTCGATTGGGCAGATGTAGGTGCAGGTGCTGGAACTAACTTAATGGGAGAAAGTTTCCTTAGATTAGGTGGTGGCTTCTTGAATAAAGTCGGCGCTCAGGATGTAGGTAAGCGTATGATGAACTTAGGCGAAGGTGAAACTCTCACACAGTCTTTAGCTCATGATATAAAGCAGATTAATAAGCTTGAAACTAAGAATGACTTATTGATGAAACGTAATGCTAAGGGCGAAGCACTATCAACTAATACTGCAGGCTCTAATAAACAGAGAATAGATGCTATGGCTTACGAGCAGAAACGTGACGCCTTAGAGAATCGTAAACAGATACTTGAAGAACTGGATTATCGTTATAATAATAACAAAGCCAGAGATAAAGTTTATGGTAAAGGTAATCATCCTGATAAACCGTCAAATCTTCAAGGTTCTGATTATACAACTGACCCGTTGTTAGATGCAATGACCGATGAACAGTTAAAGACTATGGCTAATGATGAAATATTAAGAAAGTATATAAATCTTGACCTTGGATCATGGCCGACTGAAGCTCGTTATATGAACGAAGAATCAATAAAGAACTTATTGACAAATAAACTTGGTTCATATCAGCAAGAACAAGGTAGAGCCTTTACAAGAATTCCTTTCGGAATAGGTGCTAAGATACAGAAAGCAATAGACGAAAGAAATGAAGAAGAAGCTAGACGTGAGGAAGAAGAACGAATATACAATATGTATAAGCTTAACTTACTCGGAGGCAATTAATGAGAAACTTTGATAACTGGAACAGATATTTGGACAATGACAACAAGCCGCTTCATGGCTGTGTCATGTTCAATGTCAAAGACGGAAATACAGTAGCGCCAATTTATGATAGCGATGGCACAGATTTGGATAATCCTATTCTCACAGATGAATATGGCAGAACTCAGCATCAGGTATTCGTTGATGTTGACGTTATTGCTTATTTCTATAAGTATATAGGTAACGGTAATTTCCAGTCTTTACGCAGTCAGGATATCGATATAAGTGACGATTCGTTATGGTCCTTACAATTTACTGCTGAGAACATTAATGACATTCTGGCACACATTACGGGCGATTCTGCTATGTGTGTTGGAACAATAGACGATCTTAGAGAACTTAATGTAGAAGATGTTCCAGAAGTTTACGGTAATAAAGTAATCACTTTGTTAGGCTATAATGAAGTTGGTGATAAAGAACCAATTAACTACGTATGGGTAGCTAATTCTACAGAGAATGATGATAATGGCGCAATTATTCAGGGTCCAGCATTAACTGGCCGTTGGATAATGGTAAAGCCAACTGAACATTGTGATTCTAGACATTATGGTATATTCCCGCAGAATACTATGAATTTCAGTTCAGATACATCCAGAATGGAACAATGGATTACTTATTGTAATGCAGTCAACCTTAGACCTTATTTCTCGGCTAAAGGTGATTACAAGTATTATAAGTATAATAACCTTAGCTTTACTGCTCCTGAAGTGGATATAGCTAATGGCGTTACATTTATTGATAATGGAACATCTAATATATGGTCAACTGAATTCAATGGCAATCCGTATTTCTATAACCACAATACCAAACTTAACTCCAAGACAGTAAAGACGTCCTGGGGTGCATATATCTATATCAGTCCTAAGCATGTAATCGTTGATAATAACGATCTATTCTTTAATACTACATTAGCTAATTGTGAAGTTGATATCGATGTATCATGTGACAAGGTATGTAACTTCACCAACTGTACTGTTAATGTCAATAAGTCCTTTAATTCTATTTCTGCATTCAGTAACTGTATAATCAATTCTAAGAACATGATTACTGCAGGCTGTCATTTCGTTAACTGTAAGCTCACAGAAGATATGTTCTACGGTTCTCCGTATATCCATGTAGACGGTAACTGTATTGCCGATTTCGACGATTTCGAGCACAAGGAACTGATGTGGTTAAGAATCAAGGCACAGCAGGAACAAGTCAATTATGACTGGAAAGGAAGACTCACAAATCAGAATCCTTGGGAAGGCGTAGTAGAATCTGACAGATGGCTAATCAACTACAAGTCTACCAATGCCGATGCCGTATTGAAGGAAGGAACAGCTCCACATACATATCTCTTAGAGAACTGTGCTGGTACACTTACTATTGAAGGCAAGGCCAACAATACATACGTTATCAAGGATTCCGAAATCAATCTCAAGATTTCCAATAGTGCAGTTACGGGTATTACGATTTCCGCTCAGAATTCTACGATTAACCTTACACAGGAAATAAACGTTGCTAATTTCTCCATGAGGAGTTCTATTGTGGGTAATACGTATAACATCATCTGTGATAACTTTACTTCTTACGATGGCATCATTACATCACCGGTTCTTGCACGTAACGCCGTAGTAAAGGATTCTCAGATTAACAAGCCGTTTAGCCTCATTGCCCATGTCGGTGAACCTAGGGAAGTACAGTATCTTGGTGGCTTATCCGGTCAGCAAACTATAACAGCAACTGTATCTCACTTTATTTCCGGTTATTTCGACAATAACATCTTCAATGACCAGTTCATTATCGATGGCCAGTATGGTCTCATGGGTGAATCTACTACTCACTCCGTGATTCCGTTTACTATCGAACAGTGCTTAGTCGAATCTCTCGTGTTTACCAACAACATTTCTAACTATTCCGGTGATGCGTGGTATATATGGGCTAACATGGGTGCATGGCGTGATGATTCTCTTCATAACTATATCTGGAAGAACAATACCGGTAAGTTCGAATGTAAGACTGAATTTGAAGCTACTTATATGTTGACAAACAGCACTGATATAGGTCCTGGCGTATTTGCTACATATCCAAACGCTCATGCATTTGGTACACTAAAGCTTTCTGAAGCAATAACAGACCCTGTAGTTGGGCTTATTGAAGAATGGATTGACCTAGGTAACAAATATTTCTGTACAATGGACCTGTTCTCTATTGGTACATTGAATGTCAAATTCGACCTTGAATTCTATCTTACTGGAGTTCCTGGCAACGAAACATCTATGTTCTCAATAAATAACTATTTGGCCGGCGGTAATACATACGGTATAGTTCATCTTGATGACAGCTGTATTTGCGGTCCGTTCAACTATATCCCGAAAGGCGATTACGATGGTGCAAGAAGTTCAGCATTTAAAGTAGCCGATGTTCGTAACGTTAACTGTATCGCTACAACCGAATTCGCTCCGATACTTGTTCCTACTGGTGATTTCGCATGGTCCAAGACATTCCAGATTCGTAATTTCTCAACTGGTTCCCGTCTCGAATGTCCGAATAATACTCACTTCATCATGCATATCAAACAAGTCTAATTATTGGATTAAGAGGTTTACATGGAAGAACGCGAAATAATAGAACAATGTAACAGATTCCTTACACGTTCAGATACCCGTTTCAATACAGTAATCAACAGGGCGCTGGATGATTTGGAAATGTATTCCGGTAATTTCTGGAACGATAAATTTAAGAAGAAATATAGACGTAATAAGAATAGACTTAATCTTAGCTTAAATAACTGGAATGTATTGTGTAATGCAATAGCATCTCCAGTTTCTAATAGCCCATGGCATACAGAACTTGTAGATAAGACTAATGGTTTAGAAGATGTTCAGAAGATGATTGATGATATCGAAGCTGATAATGATTCTAAATCGGCCATGGTTGATGCCTTCAGAAAGGCATGTCTTACTGGTTACGGCTACATGATTGTAACTACTGTTGCAGATGAATATACAGGCGAAGCAAAGATTGTTATCGAATCAGCTAATAGAATTAACGCTGTTGCTATGGATCCATCTGTAGCTACTGTCGATGGTAGTGATGCAGAAGAAGGTGCAATTCTTAATTTCATTCCGTTAAAGAAAGCTAAGAGAATGTATGGCGACGATGTAGTTCCAATGAGCTATCCTATGACGCCATGTTTCATTAATATCGGCGACTTCAAACAATGGAGGATGCCTGAAGATTCTGTTGCATTAATTTCTTATTATTGCAAGAACGATGCTGGCTACGTAGATATGTATAAGATTTGTGGCGATAAGATTGTTGAAAGCTATGAATTGCCAATCAAGATTATTCCTATTATACGTATGGCTGGTAATGAAATTTATTACAATGGCGATATAGATTATAATGGTATTATTCAGCAAACTATGTCGTTGGAATTAGGTGCAAATATTGCATATTCTACATTAATTGAAAGATGTGGAAGAAGTCCTAAGGCTAACTACATGGTAAATGTGGATGCTATCGACGGCCTTGAAGAAAGCTATGCAAGAGTCAATGAAGATGATTCCGTAGCTGTATTATGGAAAGGAGAACATCAGCCGGTTCCTCTTACAGAAGGATTCGAGACTGGTGATTTACAGAATACGGTATCTACTTGCAGAACATTATTGGAAGACGTTACTGGTATTCCGTTAACAGGTATTCAGGGTGGGGAAAGAGAAAGAACTGCTACGGAAATATTACGCCAACAGATTTCTAAAGAATCCAATACTGCAAATTATTATAATAACGCCTTCAAGGCCGTTCGTTCAATTTCTAAGATTATCATTCAAATGATTACTGGTGGTCAGGATTTCAAATTTACTCTTGAGAATGGTCCATCTGTTATTACACGTGAAATGAAATCTCGTCAAGAATTGTCTGCACTGGCTACAATCATGCCGGATAATATGAAGCCGATTATAGCTAAATACTTTGCAGATTCCCTTAAGAATGATCTCGGTGAAGACTTATCTCGTAATATCGTAGCTAACTTACCGCCTGATGTTAACTTCATTAGCGATATCGAAGATCCAGCAGCTATCCATATGATGAACCAGATGAAGGCTCAGATGGAAGAGAATATGATGGCTCTCGAAATTAAGAACGCTGAATGTGAACAGTTAAAGCAACAGTTACAGGCTGCACAGCTTAGCATGATTGACGGTAGAGAACAGAGAGAACATGATTGGCAGAAGTTCGTTGTTGGTGAACAAGACAAGA